TGCATAGAAGCAATAGCGTTGATGTCGTTGTCTGCTGTTGCAACTCTTTGTGGAGACTTCATTAGTCTCTCAGCTGTAAATTGTAATTCTTTTGGAATTATCATTTTTACACCTTGAGCTGCAATTTTTAGACCTCTTTCATCAACAAACGCTTGGATATCAATTAATGATTGTTCCAATGACGTTTCGTTAAGGTCAGCTGCTGTTGAAAGAACATTCGAAAACGTTCCACCTGTAGCTAATGGGTGTGCGCTGTTAATAAGCGTTTTACCATCACCACCTGTGAAAGCTGTGTTTTGCGCGTTGTTCAATACGTTAGCTGCTTTTACTTGCTTCGTATTTGCCATAGATCTTGCTAATGCTCTAGTGTATCTAGCAGCAAGTCTATCGTATAGGTTATCTTCGATTGCTTCCTCTGTGATAGCGAAAGCTAACGCGATTGTTTCGTGGTTGTATCTAGCAGTGAAAGTTTCATTTGCTTGATCAAACACAACTCCAGCACCTTCTTGTTTAGTTGGTGCAGAAGCAAATCCCGCTAACATTACTTCTTCTTCGAAAGCTCTGTCAGATGTTTCTGTAGTATAAATTTCAGCATGCTGATTTTCATACCTTTTGTATTCCAGGCCGAATAGAGCATTCAATCCTGGCTCTAGTTCTTTAACTAGTTGCGATCGTGATATAGCCATAATTTATTCTCCTTATATGCCTGTTCTGCTTCTATATCGGTGATGGTTTATTCTCACCAAGATATTAGCGTTTGATGTTGCAGTGTCTGAATTATCAGGATCTTGCGAAATATCAATCGCTTGTAATACGAAAGATACTGTTGTTCCTGAGTTCGACACGTCCAACATTGCTTTTGATATACCAGTTTGTGTTACACCAGTTGTGAAAGTAACAGCGTAGTTTCTAAATAGATCCGCTCTTGTAAAAGCTTCATCAGCGTTTACTAAAAAGACCGCATCTGGGTCATCTACTACAAAAGCTGTGATGTCACTCGCAACAATACTACCTGGGTAGTAATTTTTGTAAGTTGGCTTTTGTGTAGTTGGATCTGTATAAAACACACCGTTAAAAACGCCCACTGCAGCTGTAGATAAACCAGCAGAGTTGTTGGTATTATTGTATTTCTCAATATTACCAGCTGTCGTTACGATAACCAAGTCTCCTTGGTAAATCGCATGACTCATGTTACTAGCTATCGTGTATCTGTTTTGGGCACCAACCAATGGTGTACCGTCTAGTTTTCTGTACGGTCTTAGACCGAACTCTTCTTTTACGTTTGCCATAGTTTAGTTTCCTTATTTTAACGTTTTATCTTAAAGACCCGATAGCAATTGCAAAAAAATTATTTCTTGCGACTACCACCAAAGGTCACTTTGGATTGCCTATCAATATTGATTGGCATATCCGGATGTTGTTCCTTCATTAAGTCACTATCCACAGAGTTCATCCTATCTTGCGTAATTTTATCAAAATAGGCTTGTCTTGCTTCTAGTATCTCAATTGGAATTCTAGCCAACACCAGCCCTCCAATTCCGATTAACCCCTGATGTTTACCTTCAGATATAGTTGGATAATCGTTTTTGCCTAACTCACTTACGATCGTATCGGCCCTAACAAATTCCCAACCCTCTCTGAGTTTACGAGATACGTTTGACGTATCATCGAAACCTTGCACTGTTGTTCTTATCCAACGATGTGCATAACCTTTCGGTGCAGGTGGCGCATCCAAACTGGATGATGGAGCCCAATCAACTTTTCTAACTTCTTTAGCTCTAGTTGATGACTCGCGTGAAGTTCTTATCTTTTCCATTAGTTTCCTCCCTTCACGAATTTTGCGTATTCCTCTAGTGGCACCCCTAATTTCTTAGCGATAACTACCTGTGATTTGGTGAGTTTCACAGACTTGCGTCCTCCTTGTCTTCGACTTACCGATGCAACGTTTTGGACGGGTTGCTTTGTTACTTCAGGCTCTTTATCAGTCGAATCCTGGGCAAACTTTTGAGGGAAATACTCTCTCATTCGTTTGTTAATGTTATTATAATACTCATCACTTTCAGTTGCAATCCCTTGCCTGATAAGTTCATCATGAATAGTCATGGCAGCTCCTGTCATAACTTGATCGTTGCCAAACCATTCATTTTTAGAAGCCCATTCTTGAGCTTTTGGACTTATTTGAACAGGTTGTTCACCTGGGATAGCTTCCTCTTGATTAGAGTCTTTTTTGTCTTCGGCTTGTTTTTTCTGATTTTCCCTCTCTTGTAATGTTAAATTAACCTTTTCGTTTTCTACAGCTAATTTTGTCATTTGAGAGTTTATATCAGCTACCTTTTCAGCATCCTGAGCTTCCATAGCTTCTTTAAGAGAAGTTTTTAACTTATCTTGTTCAGAAGTTACTCTTGCTTGAATCTCTTTAAGGTAATTGTTATCAGTTTGTTGAAGTTTTTCTTCAACTCCTTGATATTTTTTCTTTAGTCCCTTAGCGTAATTTAAAGCAGCTTTTTCTCTTCGTTCTGCTTCTTTAGCTTGAAAGACTAATTCGTTGATTCTTTTCTGATAATTAGATTGTTTATCTTTTAAATTAGCAGGTTTAGTTTCAACTTCTTTTGCATCCTCAAGAACTACTTCAGTTTTAGGTTCTTCCTTTTTTTCTTCAGGCTCCTCTTCAACTTTAGTTTCTTTGATTGGATTTGTATAACCTAAATCTACATCTTCTTTTTTTGCAAATGCTTCATCAGGCTCTACTGGTTTATCAACATTAATGATTTCCTCATTAACACCATCAGTGTCGATATCAACCTCTTGTTGAGGTTTGTTTTCTTCTGCCATTTTACCCTCCTAGTAATGGTGCAAAATATCGGCAGGATTAGATATGGTAGCTATGATTTCATCATCATTTAAGATCCGCACTTCTCCTCCGTCTATTTTGAATCGAGAGCCTGCGTATCTTCCGAAGATAACCCAATCTTTTTCGTTACACCATTTGCCTAAAGGAAATTTTTCTTTGTCTCTATAACAAAGATTTCCTTGTTTAAGCACAAGGCCAACGACAGTTGTGAGTTGAATAGTTTCTTGAGTTTGCTCACTTAGGTATAAACCACCTTTGGTTTTTGTAGGACCTGAATACGGAAGAATTAACATTCTATAACCCGTAGGTGTCGGTAGTCTATCTAATAGTGATTTGTCTATTGCTTTTTGGTCTAAGACTTTTTTGACTTCAGCTTCATCTTTGTAAGCGTTTTTCAATGTCTCAGTCCGTTTCGGTTGCTCCGTGGACTCTGTCATTTTATTGCTCCTGTTTTTTAAGCAAGTCTATTATGTCTTGCTGCAAGTCATCAAGTGACTTGATCTGTCCTCTAATATAGTAAAGGTCATTAGTATTGTCAACATCCCTAACTAAAGTTTCTTTTAGTCGTTCTTTACGTCTATGAATTAAATTTTTTATTACATCGTTAGATGCTGTATCAATTGCCATTTTTCTCCATACACACTTTATTTTTTGAACTTTCAAATACTTTAAATCCAAAATAAGTTAAACATTCATCAATTAACTGCATATTATAATGCCTAAAATCGTCAAAGATAATTCTTGTATGTGGAGCTGCTTTATTTGCAAACCATATAGCTTCAGTAAGAACATCTTTTGTTGTGTGAGGACCATCTAAAAATACAAAAGAAAATTTAGAATCTTTGTATTGTTCCATTTGCATAAATTTAGTATCAGTAAAATTTACAAGGTGATATCTACCTTGCAAAATATATGGAAATAAATCTCTTAACATTTCATCTCTCATATCATTTGAATAAGTAGGTGGCACGCCTTTTTCATTGCCAGTCCAAGTATATTGATAATCTTTATCAAAATGTTGATAAACACGATCGCCATATGGATCTACCCCTAAATGGAGAAAATTGTTCTTAACATTATCCATAATTATTTTTGAACCCATGCCTTTTCTAACTCCGATTTCACATGAATAATATCCTTGGCAATCAAAATCTTTTGCCCATTTTGTTAACGATTTATAATCTCCACTATCTCCTGATATCATGTTGTAATACTACTGTTAAAAGATAATATATATTTTTCATTATCTTGTGAAATTAAGGGTGATTCATGTTTTAAGTAAGCAGGTATAGTAAGAATATCTCCCTCATCTAAATCAATATTTATTTCTACATCATCTTGTGCTTTAAGTTTAGTGGATAAATTTTTGTTTGGTAAATGTAAAAAAAATACATTTGTGAAATTACCGTTTGGATGAGTATGTGCCTTAAAAAAATCTCCTTTTCTATAAACCTGAAACCAAATATTCGCGATAATAAGTTGAGCATTCCAAAATTTATTTTGTGTTTCTATAAATTTTGATAAAACTTCGTCTTGAAAAATATTTAAATACTCTCTTCGAAAACCAGTAGGTAGATTCCAATCCGTATGTGAAATTTTTTGACCTAATTCATTTAAAGGATTTGTAGGAATAAGATTGATTTTCTCCATAAGTATTTTTTTAATTTGTACAAAATTTTCCACCTTATATTTTGATATAAAATGATCCTTACAAATAATTTCCATTAATAATTTATTATTACATTAATGGATGAACA